CATATCCTCTTGGAAGTGTGTCCCCTGTTTTAATAGATAATATTGGTGCAGTATTCCATATACCTGGGGCTATAAAACCTATGTTTCTAGCCTTTTCCAATGGTGCTGTAATATGATTTAATAAATTGTCCATCCCAGGATCAGTCTGCGGAATTTTAGCTGATGTTTGAAGTCCATTTATAACTGCAGATTGAATATTATTTGTTAATATATCAAGATTAAGCACTTCATCAAATGGCGTTCCGTTAGCCATCACGCCATTTTCAAATAAATTGTATACAGAACCGCGGTTTATATAACATTGCAGTTATTGTTTTTCAAAATAGTTACTTGTGTACTTGTCAAATCTTCAGGTGTTACTCCAACCTCTGGCTTAAATTTTAATGTGTATGCTGAACCTGCAGTTTGAGTATTGGCCGCCATAGCATATCCTACAATTGCCATTACAGCATGTTCTGTATTAGAATATTGGCCCAGCGTTCTGTGAACTCCTGATTTATTCAATGTTTCTACTACATTTCCTGGTTTATTTTCTAATACCTCGCTATCACTTGTTGTATAAGCATAAGTACTAGCTGGGGTAGCAGAATCTATATATTTAGCTACTTCTATTATTTCTTCCTTATTAACTCCACAAATATATCCTAAATACCATTCGCTATTTTTTTCTCTACATGCTGTCATCGCTTGAACTGCAGTTTCCTCGTTTTTTTTTATCCCAAACACCAATAGCTACTTTTGTTGGCTTAGGTATTTGAGAAAAATATATTTGTGCTGCAAGATATTCTGGTTCCGTTCCTTTCCATCCATCTGCTGTCATGTCACCTATTTTATTATAGGTTTTTACTCTATCAGAAGGATCAATGATAGTGGATGGTCCAACTATTAACCCTAGATTAAAATTAGTTCTTACAGCACTAACAGGACCTACACTTACGGATACGTCTACTGCATCACTTAAAGGTAATGTCATTAATTTTCCCTCCTTATCTATTAGGAATAATTCTTATATCTGTACTATTGATATAAGGTACTTTATTTTCTCTAATTACTGCCTCATTAAATGTGGCCGAGAAATCTGTCCTTTCCCACCACTGGCCATTATAATATTCTGGCAAACGTGTTGGCATTGGTACATCTGTTATTAAAAAAAAGATTTTTCTCTTTAAATTTCTGCATATAATCGTAATCAAAAAGCAGATGTCTAATTACATCTGCATTGTCATAGCTATTTGGGCCATACAAGGTCCAATTAACCTTATGAACTCTTGTATATCCTGCTTGTTTTTTAGCGTATGCCTTATCTTCTTCATCAGGATTAAGTATAATATTTTGTTGCCTTGTCATTTTGTCATCCTGTGGTGTAATTCTTAAATAAATTACATCTTCATCTATAGTCCAAGCTGGTGCACCCTCTGTTTGCCATGCTATTCTTACCTTGTCCTGATTTTCTTCTTTTTCAAAATCTATATTTAGCATTTCACAAGTTATTTCAAAGAAAAAATCTTCTATTTCTTTCAGTTTTAATACTTGATCTGCCATATTAACAACTAGCCTTTCTCATAGCTATAGCTTTGTAATAACCGTAGTCAATATAAGGGCTGACGGAATATATTTTATATCTCTCGCCATGCCATAATAATTCATCTGAAGTTCCTGAATCCTTCTCAACTTTACGTGTAGTAAATATCTCTTGTGTACTATAAATTACTAATTCCCCGCCAACTCTATCTCCTTCAGGAATAATTTCTATATCTTTAGGCTTTGCTACACTTATTACCCCCCGCATATTAATTTCAATTTCATCTTTCTCTGGAATAAACCTACCTCTTTCCCATTTACCTGGCTTCCTAAAAATGATAAAGGTTTGAGATACTCTAGGGTCATTTATTACTCTAGATACATTAATCATTATTTATCACCTTCTTTAATTGTATAAATGATACTTCTTCTTAATCCTTGAGTATCTATAAGTGGATTATCACTACCTTTTCTTTTAATAGTGTTATCTGAGTTTTTAGCCCAATTGTTTTCCGGATTAGTAAACCAATTCTGAGCTATATTTTGACCTAGCATGCCTACTTTATTTAATTCAGCTGTTACATTATTTCCATCTAAGACACTTATAGCCGCTTGTTTCATTTCTTCTGACATTAGTTCTCTATTACTATCCATTGCAGGTTCAAGAACTGGTCTAGGAGGTACATTCCATAGAGGTGAACCATTCTCATGTACATACATTTCATGTGCTTTAGAATATGGAACACCCGAATCTAAGTCATGTTGCATTTTTCTTCGCATGGTAGTATCTCTTACACCATGTGTATGGATATATAGCAATTCTGCATTAGTAATTTTACCATCTGGATGTTCTGTACTATCTGGAACACCAATACAAACAGTTTTTTTTAGCTAAATCTTCTAAAGATTTTTTTATGTCTTTAGTTAAATCGTTAGTTATACTAACATTAGTAAATCCATTTAGCATATAATCACGCCTCTAATGAACATACATACCACCCTTCCCAAGCAATGTACCTATAGATATTAATTGTTGTCCATATGCACTCAAACTCCAACCATTCCAACCTTCTATGTTGGTTGTGGTAATACTATAATCCGTACTTATGGACACATCCCCAACACTTATAGAAGTGTCTAACCCTTGTGCTTTTCCAGCTTCTAGTATTCCTTTAACTCCACCATTGGCATCTGCTACACCTTGTAAATATAGAGTGCAAAAATGTGCAATAAATAAACACATTCCATATTTCCATTGTTTATGCCATCTACTTTCCTTAATGCAGTTATTTGCCATGTCTAAATACATTTCCAATACTATTAATGGAACTGTTTCTTTAAACTGTGGGTATACTTGGTTAAAATCTTCTAAAGTAAAAGGTGGATTAGTTCCAGGTTTTATATTTCCTGCACTGCCTATTAATCCATTTAATTTGCTCATAATATCACCTATTTACTTTTTTCATCTGTTTTAGCTTCTTCTGATTCATTATTACTGCCTTTTTCTTTATTTTTACCTTTATTCTTTAGATCTCCATTTTCAGCTGCTATTGTTTGTTCTTTACTTTCTATAACTGTTAGTGTTCCATCTGCTTTAGCTAGTTTAAATAAAGGTGTATCTTTTATCCAATCTGGTGCAGGTTGTATTTCAAAATTTGTGGCTTTATGTTGTAAATCCCCATCTTTAAATAGTAGAACTTTATTTGTATATATTTTCATATTTTCCTCCTTAATAGAAAAAGCTTTAGCACTACACTAAAGCTTTAAATTTATCAATTTTAATTATTTTTATATGCCATCTGCATAAAGTACACATTGATTATATAAGAACTTCACTTGTCCTATATTAGCCATATATGCAGTTAGATAAGCAACATCACCAACACTAGGTTGTGTCATTGCTCTCATTAATGGAACTGGTATATCAATTAAAGTTTTACTTTCATCATTTACATAGGCGACCATACGGTTAGTATTACTAAGCCCCGCACCTACGCACCATTTACAAGGAACTATTACAAGATCTACATTCTGATTTTTAGCTATGTTATTTTCTAATAGGTAAGTTAGTATAGATACATTGCCTGCTTCAGATACTTTTCTAGTAGTAATATAAGTATATTGTTGTGGTGGAACTAGTATATGGTTTGGCATACCTCCTAAATCATATTCACTATTAGTCCATGCCTCAGTTAAAACAGTATTAATATCATCTAATATTTCATCAGCTGTCTTAGTTGACCAATCTGTTTTACCAGTTTTCCCTTTAGCTACAGTAGTAATAGTAACTACTGGATTATTAACTAATCCATAAACATCCTCTTCATCTACACCTTTATATACCATGTAATCTATGGTTTTATTATAATTTAGTCTAATACCCTCATCCAGAATAGAATCTAATGATCTGCCTATTCCTTGCATTTTCTGCTGATCTATGAAAGGTACTTTTAATATGTTAGACCAAGGGTATACTTTGTAAACATCCTTGCTTGTATTAGCTTGCATTACTGGTATATTGTTTGTTTGCCCTCTGATTAATCCAAAATTATTACCACCTGTGGTTGCATAATCTACAAATAAATTAGATGTATTTTCTATCCATCCACCACCAGTTTTAGCTACTATATCACGCATCCATGTTACTGATGTAAGTGGTTCATTTAATCTTGGGTCTCTTTTTTCTAATTCCCCTACTAAAAAAGCCATACCTGTTCCATTACTTGCTGCATCCATTGCTGCTCTTGTAGTAGTTACATTTCCAAATGCATTATGCACTTGACCATTATAAGCATTTATATTTGTTGTTAATCCACTCATGTGTTGCACCTCCTATATTGTTCTAGTAAGAATTGTAATTTCTGCTACTCTATTCTTATCTAATTTATTTGTAGCCCATTTTAAATTTGGAATTTCTATAGTATTCTCTGCGTCTGATATTGCCTCGCATTGTCCAACTTTTCCATTAGGGATTGCTGGGTTTTCTTTTATCCTTATATAGACTTTTCCACCTGCAGTTGGAGTTCCATTGTTACAATTAACTGTTATACTTCCTCTGTTAAGTACATCCATTGTCTCATTTGGAAGGTATGCACCGGCTGAAGAATAATAATCTATAGTTTGTTTAACTTCTCTTACTGCAATACCCACAAAATCATTTGCTGTATTACCTTCACCAAACTTACTATAAGTATTATCTCCATTTAAAATAACAGCTTCACCAAATCCTACAGGTGAAGCTGTTTCCTTACCATCTTGTATATTACTTTGTAACTTTCTTGCTGTTATGATAGTGTCTACACTTCTAGACACCGTACCTGGATAACCTAGATTTAATTCAATTCCTATTGCTGCACCTGGCATATTATTTTACCTCCTTATAATGTGGATTAAATTTTTTCTTGTAATTTTCTCCTATAGATTCTGTTTCTTTAGCTTTTTCATCCTCAGCTTTTTTTTCTATCCATAGCATTCTTCCTTTGTGCTTTTAATATATCAGCATAGCCATTTTTACTCTTAGGCGTTCTTTTTGAATTCTTAAATGCACTTAAAAGAGAATCACAAGCCTTTTTCTTTTCTGCTGGATTGCTCATATTTGCTATTATAGGTTTCATAGCTTTCAATGCCATAGCCATAGCTTTGTTACTATCTGCATTAGGTATTGGATTCTTAGGTCTATCCTCAGGATCAATTACTACACCATCTGGAATATCCTCATCATTAATTTCTTCTACTGGAACTGTAACAGATTCTTCTTCATCACCTACAGTATTTTCTTCATCTTCCTGTCCTTCTAGTTTATTAATTACCTCATCTATAGCTTCTTCTGGTGCTTTTTCTTTATTTTGATTAGTAATTAATTGTCCAACTAATTTAGTTAATTCTGATACTTGTTGTGTGAGTTTAGTCATCTCTGGATTTTCATCCTTAGATTCTGCTTTTTCTTCCTTATTTTCTTTAGTTTCTTCTATTCCTTCATCTTCCCCTGTTCCTCTTTCTTCGACCAACTGATCTAAAGTATTAGATATTTCATCAGGCTCCGCATCAGCTGCATAATGTTTAAATCCTAATGCAGTTAATATATTAGTTACTGGTCCCTTTTTTTTGTGGTATTTTTACTTTTTTACTCACTTTCTTATCTCCTTCCAATTTTCTATATTTAGAATCTTTTATTGCTACTTCGTGGCCTGCTCTACCAGCCTCTACAACTGCTACATGATTGCCACGAATTTGTATCTGGCTATATGTTCCGTCTTCATTTTCCTTATAATCGCATTCATATCCACAACTAACTTCTCTTTTCCCTTGATTTATTTCATTAATTAAAGTTGAATCATAGATAATCAAATCTGCAATTAATAGGTTAGGCTCTTTTTTATCTTGTCTTACATTTTGAGTTGTACCTTTTATAAATATTTTAGAATTAGAAGCTGTTAGTAGGTCTGGTGGATGTTCATCTGTAACGGGCTTACCGTTAAATGATGCGATTGCTGAGGTGCTAAATACTTCAGCCGGATCCCTATACACTTTTATCAATTCATTTTGATTACCTTCAATTCCTAATTCCTCAGGTAGATACTCATACCAACCAGTACGGGCAATAGGCACGTTATGACATATTAAAAAACCTTCTGGTGTTCTAGTCATATTAGGACTAAAACGCGATCCATAAAATGCTTTCAATCAAATCACCCCCTTTCAAAATAATCATTATAATTAATTAAAAAATCCTCCCCAAATTAATAATCCAATCATTATTCCTGTAGAAATTAAGTTGTAAAAAAAAATTATATTTACCTTCCTTTGGCTGTCCATGCTTTGACATTGCTATTCCTAAGCTTAAACAGTATAATATTATAAGAATTATTTGTGGCATTCCCATTGTTACTCCTCCTTTATATTCATATATCAAATTAATTTAGACAAAATAAAAAAAGCCTTGAAATCTTATCAAGACTTTTTTAAATTTATTTTTTACTATTCCATATCACTTCAAATTGTTCTTTGGTCATAGTTTGAATCTTACCGTGATAATATACCCGGCTTGGCCATTTAATAAGATCAAATAATACTATAGCCTCAGGATAACATCTGCATCCCTCATATTCACCCGCATGATGATTCCCTTGTAAGGATTCTTCACCAATAAGTTCTTCTGGATTAGGTGAATCATCCCAAAATACTATTACCCTTTCCATATTAGCATGTGATTTTCTAACTCGTTGGTCACAAGCTGTTCTCCATACATAAGCTGGTATATTTAATCTTTCACAATTAGCTTTAGTTCTTACAAATGAA